CTTAAAGCCCGTCTGATCCAGCGCGCGCTTGCACTTGATCATCAGGGTATCCACCACCGCATCTTCAAAAGCACGGGCGATATCCGCGCGAGTCTGATCGTCGTCGGCATTATTACGAATGGTATTCGCCGCGAAGGTTTTTAGACCGGAGAAGCTGAAATCCAGACCCGGACGATCGGTCATCGGACGTGGGAAAACGAAGCGCCCTTCCGTCCCCTGCGACGCCATTTTTGACAGCATTGGGCCGCCCGGGTAATCAAGCCCCAGCAGCTTGGCGGTTTTATCGAAAGCTTCGCCCGCCGCATCGTCAATGGATTCGCCCAGCAGTTCATACTGACCAATGCCGGTGACGCTGATCAGCTGGGTATGGCCGCCGGAAACCAGCAGCGCCACGAACGGAAATTCCGGTGGATTCTCTTCCAGCATCGGTGCCAGCAGATGCCCTTCCATATGGTGAACCGGGATTGCCGGTACATCCCATGCGAATGCCAGCGAACGGCCAATGGTGGCACCAACCAGCAGCGCGCCGACCAGCCCGGGACCGGCCGTATAGGCCACGGCATCGATATCTTTAGCCGTTAAGCCCGCCTCTTTCAGCGCCGCCTGAATCAATGGCACCGTTTTACGCACATGGTCGCGGGAGGCCAGCTCCGGCACCACGCCGCCGTAGTCAGCGTGTAATTTCACCTGACTATACAGTTGGTTGGCGACCAGCCCTTTTTCATCGTCGTAAATCGCGATGCCGGTTTCATCGCAGGACGTTTCAATACCCAGTACACGCATGACTTGTTTTACCTCACTCAGATATCGCGCAGTGTAGAGCCTGGGCGGGTTGATGTAAAACTTTCCTCACCCCTGGAGTTCTCTTCGTGTATACTCCTCACCCTTATAAAAGTCCCTTTCAAAAACGACCGCGGTGCTTTACAAAGCAGCAGCAATTGCAGTAAAATTCCGCACCATTTTGAAATAAGCTGGCGTTGATGCCAGCGGCAAACCGAATTTATAAAGGTGAGAGTTACATGCCGGTAATTAAAGTACGTGAAAACGAGCCGTTCGACGTAGCACTGCGTCGCTTCAAGCGTTCATGCGAGAAAGCAGGTGTTCTGGCTGAAGTTCGTCGTCGTGAGTTCTATGAAAAACCAACGACTGAACGTAAGCGCGCTAAAGCTTCTGCTGTGAAACGTCACGCGAAGAAACTGGCTCGCGAAAACGCACGCCGTACTCGTCTGTACTAATCTTTTGAGGACGCACGTCCTCAATTGTCAGACAGAGTAGTAGTCGTAAGGCCGTGCTTCCGGAAGGAATGCGCGGCTTGTTTTCGTTTATGAATCAGAATTTACACAAAATCATTCACACTGTATCAGTTGAAGGATGAAGTGTAATCACGGGGCCTATGGCTGGACGAATCCCACGCGTTTTCATCAATGATCTGCTTGCCAGAACCGACATCGTCGATCTCATCGACGCGCGGGTAAAGCTGAAGAAGCAGGGCAAGAACTACCATGCGTGCTGTCCATTCCATAACGAAAAAACCCCCTCTTTCACCGTAAACGGTGAAAAACAGTTCTACCACTGCTTCGGCTGTGGCGCGCACGGCAACGCCGTCGACTTTTTGATGAACTACGACAAGCTCGAGTTCGTTGAAACCGTCGAAGAGCTGGCAGCCATGCACAACCTTGAAGTGCCGTATGAAGCAGGCAGTGGGCCAAGTCAGATAGAGCGTCATCAACGACAAACGCTGTATCAGCTGATGGACGGCCTGAACGCATTTTACCAACAGTCTCTCAAGCAACCTGCCGCTGAGCCTGCGCGTCAATATCTGAACAAGCGCGGACTGAGCGACGATGTTATTGCGCGTTTCGCTATTGGTTACGCCCCTCCCGGCTGGGATAACGTGTTAAAGCGTTTTGGCGGCAATAGCGAAGATCGTAAATCCCTCATCGACGCGGGCATGCTGGTCACTAATGACAAGGGACGTAGCTATGACCGCTTCCGCGAACGGGTGATGTTCCCCATTCGCGACAAGCGTGGCCGGGTTATTGGTTTTGGTGGCCGCGTGCTGGGCGATGCCCTGCCGAAATACCTCAACTCCCCGGAAACCGATATTTTCCATAAAGGCCGCCAGCTGTATGGCCTGTATGAAGCCCAGCAGGATAACGCTGAACCGCAGCGCCTGTTGGTGGTCGAAGGCTATATGGATGTGGTGGCGCTGGCGCAGTTCGACATTAACTATGCCGTTGCGTCTTTGGGTACCTCTACCACCGCCGACCATATTCAGCTGCTGTTCCGGGTGACCAACACCGTGGTCTGCTGTTACGACGGCGACCGGGCCGGACGCGAAGCCGCATGGCGCGCGCTGGAGACGGCGCTGCCTTATATGACCGACGGACGCCAGTTACGCTTTATGTTTCTGCCCGACGGCGAAGACCCCGATACGCTGGTGCGTAAAGAGGGCAAAGCGGCATTTGAAGCGCGGATGGAGCAGGCTCAGCCGCTCTCCACGTTTCTGTTTAACAGCCTGATGCCGCAGGTGGATTTGAGTACCCCGGATGGCCGCGCTCAGCTGAGCACCCTGGCCTTACCGCTGATTACTCAAGTGCCCGGCGAAACGTTGCGCATCTATCTGCGTCAGGAACTGGGTAAGAAACTCGGCATCCTGGATGACAGTCAGCTTGAACGTTTAATGCCAAAGCAGGCGGATGGCGGAGCCGCTCGCCCCGCGCCTCAGCTAAAACGCACAACCATGCGTATACTGATAGGACTGCTGGTACAGAACCCGGAACTGGCACCAAAAGTGCCATCCCTGGCGGGTCTGGATCAGGAAAAGCTGCCTGGACTTGGCTTATTTGCAGAACTGGTCAACACTTGTCTTTCTCAGCCAGGTCTGACCACCGGGCAACTTTTAGAGCACTATCGCGGAACAAAAGCGTCCGCAACCCTTGAAAAACTGTCGATGTGGGACGATATAGCAGATAAAGATATCGCTGAAGAGACCTTCACCGACTCGCTCAACCATATGTTTGATTCGATGCTTGAGCTACGTCTTTCCGAATTGATCGCGCGCTCGCGAACCCACGGGTTAACGCCAGCCGAACGCGAAGAGGTGCGTGTGATTACTGAAGCACGTGCCCGAAAATGAATTTAACGGCTTAAGTGCCGAATACCGTTCGGGTAGATCCCGACAGCCGCACTGAGAGGCAGCGGCAAAAATACAAGTACGCCCTCGCTTTAAAGGTTGGCAGCCGTATCGCCGACACCAATCAAACGAATAAGTGTGGATACCGTCTTATGGAGCAAAACCCGCAGTCACAGCTGAAACTTCTTGTCCAACGTGGTAAGGAGCAAGGCTATCTGACCTATGCCGAGGTCAATGACCATCTGCCGGAAGATATCGTCGACTCCGATCAGATCGAAGACATCATCCAAATGATCAATGACATGGGTATTCAGGTGATGGAAGAAGCCCCTGATGCCGATGATCTGTTGCTTGCTGAAAACTCAAACAACACCGACGAAGATGCAGAAGAAGCTGCTGCACAGGTTCTGTCGAGCGTTGAGTCTGAAATCGGCCGCACGACAGACCCGGTGCGCATGTACATGCGTGAAATGGGTACCGTTGAACTGTTGACCCGCGAAGGCGAAATTGACATCGCTAAACGTATCGAAGACGGGATCAACCAGGTTCAGTGCTCTGTTGCCGAGTACCCTGAAGCCATCACCTATCTGCTCGAGCAGTACGATCGTGTGGAAGCAGAAGAAGCACGTCTGTCCGATCTGATCACCGGCTTTGTCGATCCGAACGCGGAAGAAGACATGGCGCCTACGGCGACGCACGTCGGCTCTGAACTGTCTCAGGAAGAGATGGACGATGACGAAGACGAAGACGAAGAAGAGAGCGACGACGACAGCAGCGACGATGATAACAGCATCGACCCTGAACTGGCGCGCGAGAAGTTCGCTGAACTGCGTACGCAGTATGAAGTGACCCGTGACACCATTAAAGCCAAAGGCCGTAGCCATGCTGCCGCTCAGGAAGAGATCCTGAAGCTTTCTGAAGTGTTCAAACAGTTCCGCCTGGTGCCAAAACAGTTCGATTACCTGGTTAACAGCATGCGCGTCATGATGGACCGCGTCCGTACCCAGGAACGCATCATCATGAAGATGTGCGTTGAACAGTGCAAAATGCCGAAGAAGAACTTCATCACCCTGTTCACCGGCAACGAAACCAGCGAAACCTGGTTCAACGCGGCTATCGCGATGAACAAACCGTGGTCTGAAAAACTGCGTGATGTGGCTGAAGACGTACACCGTGGTCTGCAGAAGCTGCAACAGATTGAAGAAGAGACCGGCCTGACTATCGAGCAGGTAAAAGACATTAACCGTCGTATGTCCATCGGTGAAGCGAAAGCCCGCCGTGCGAAGAAAGAGATGGTTGAAGCGAACTTGCGTCTGGTTATCTCTATCGCCAAGAAATACACCAACCGCGGCCTGCAGTTCCTGGATCTGATTCAGGAAGGTAACATCGGTCTGATGAAAGCGGTTGATAAGTTCGAATACCGTCGTGGTTACAAGTTCTCCACCTACGCAACCTGGTGGATCCGTCAGGCTATCACCCGCTCTATCGCGGATCAGGCGCGCACCATCCGTATTCCGGTGCATATGATTGAGACCATCAACAAGCTCAACCGTATTTCTCGCCAGATGCTGCAGGAGATGGGCCGCGAGCCGACGCCAGAAGAGCTGGCTGAGCGCATGCTGATGCCGGAAGACAAGATCCGCAAAGTGCTGAAGATCGCCAAAGAGCCAATCTCCATGGAAACGCCAATCGGCGATGATGAAGATTCGCATCTGGGTGATTTCATCGAGGATACCACCCTCGAGTTGCCGCTGGACTCTGCGACCACCGAGAGCCTGCGTGCCGCCACGCACGACGTACTGGCTGGCCTGACCGCCCGTGAAGCGAAAGTCCTGCGTATGCGTTTCGGTATCGATATGAACACCGACCACACGCTGGAAGAAGTGGGTAAACAGTTCGACGTGACCCGCGAACGTATCCGTCAGATCGAAGCGAAGGCGCTGCGTAAACTGCGCCACCCGAGCCGCTCTGAAGTGCTGCGTAGCTTCCTGGACGACTAATTGTCCTGAACGTAAAAAAGCTCCCTTCGGGGAGCTTTTTTGTTTCTTCTTCCCATGGAAATGGAAGAGATTCGTTCTTTCCCTATGAGAGAGGACTCGTCTTTCTCTCTCCCATTGAAGAGGCTTGTCTTTCCGCTCTCCCCATGGAAGAAGGCTCGTCTTTCTCTCTCCCTATAGAAGGGGGCTCGTCTTTCCGCTCTCCCCATGGAAGAAGACTCGACTTTCCCCCTCCCCCCGTGGAAGGAGATTCGTCTTTACCCCTCTCCCCATAGAAGAGAACTCGTCTTTCCGCCGCTTCCCGTGGAAGGGGGCTCGTTTTTCTCCCTCTCCCTGTGGGAGAGGGTCGGGGTGAGGGCATCAGGCCGCAGAGGACTTCACAGCCCCCGTGTCACCAGCGCCTGATCCAGCTCCCGATACGCCTCTACCAGCTTATCCAGCGTCGCCCTGTTCAGCCCGCTCGGATTGGGCAGCACCCATACCTGCGTCACGCCGATGGTAATCTTCTGCTTTCCCCACTGCACCCCACGCTGGCTGAACGCCTGCTCGTAAGCCTGCTTGCCCAGAATCGCCAGCGCCGCAGGCTGGTAGTCCTCAATCTTCTTAATCAACTCGCGCCCGCCGCTGCGCAGCTCATGCAGATTCACCTCGCTCGCCTGCACCGTGGGCCGCTCCACCAGCATGGTGATGCCACAGCGCGTATCCAGCAGCTGTTGCTCCTCTTCCGGCTTCAGCAGCTTGTCGGTAAACCCCGCCTGATGGATCACCTTCCAGAAGCGATTTCCCGGATGGGCAAAGTGAAAACCGGTGTGGGCAGAGGACTTGCCCGGGTTGATACCGCAGAACACCACCCGCAGTCCTGGTGCAAGTATGTCGTTGATCATGATTACTCCTGCTTAATGGTTCATGCTCTAAGTATAAAAGATTGAAAATGCATTGTTTATAAAAACAGCAGGCAGGTGGGTATGGCTGGATTGCAGCGAGGAGTTACTTTATAATCCTCCGCCACGGCCCCTTAGCTCAGTGGTTAGAGCAGGCGACTCATAATCGCTTGGTCGCTGGTTCAAGTCCAGCAGGGGCCACCAAATTTAAGCAGTAAATACAGACAGTTAGGCCACTCTCGCGAGTGGCCTTTTTCTTATCTCGCTTTCGAGTGGCGATAGAATGGCGAGGGATTTTTTTTACCGCCACTTTGCAGAGGGCATAAAAAACCCGCACGCAGCGGGCATTTAGCGGAAATTTATCAGAGCCACAATGGCCGCTGACCACCGACGGTCGGGTGCGGCGGTGCCGGGTCAATGGCTCCCGGAGTAACAATAAAGCGCTCTATCGTTTCCATTGTCATAAACGTGCAACTACAGTTGATGTTCTGGCACTGGTGGTAGCGCTCTTTCGTATTTTCGGTTAGATAGCGGCTTGTTCGCGCATGTGCGGCATGATGGCACTTCGGACAATGAAACATAACCCACCCCTTATTCTCAATTCGTGAAACAATGATAATCATCAATTCACTTTTTGTGAATACATTTTATTCATCATCCGATTCCGCGCTGTACTCCACATCAGAGAGTTTAACCTCAAGCTCTAAGCCCGTCGTGAAGCCGCTATTATTCAGATTGTGAGTCACCTTACTGATTAACCAAGATTGCTCGTCTATGACGCGCTTAAAGCCTGACACGCGCACCGGTACCTCAGGGAATAAATCAGCCCTACCAAGCGCCAGCGTAATTGAAAACTCCGCAACGCCTCGCTGCAGCTTATCCCACTTAGCCTGAGCGGCGCGCATCGCCTGCGCCTTAGAAGCGTAGACAGTCGTCAGCGCCAGCACGTTATCGGCCTCACCGGCCATATACTCACCCTCGCGCGCCTCCGGCTCATTTTTGGCCTTTGTCTTTTTGCTAACCGGCTTTGCTTTCGGGTGCTCCAGTGCGCGCAGGTGCTTCTCTTTTGGCTTACGTTTCAGTGTTATTTTCTGCTTCTGCGGCTTCGGGTCTTTGGTGTGCAACCATTTTGCCGTTACGCCGGTATAAGCCCCACGGTCGGCAATGGCAAACTGGTGACGGTCGCCATCGCTGCGATTCAGCGTCATTTGTGGGACGGGTTTACCGCTGGCCGTCATCGCACTACCGGCTTTCAGAAACAGGAGTTTCCCCGCTTTCACTGACACCGCTGCCCCATTGCGATCAGCCAGCCGGGTCAGAAATACGGCGTCGGACTCCTGCGATTGGTCGATATGCGGCACCGGTATTTTTTTCAGTGAATCCGCGACACTGGCCGTCAGTTTATTGCGCTTTGCAATGGTGCTGACCAGCTCACCGAGGGTGGTGTCGTGCCACGATTCTTCACGCCGTGAGTTGAGCGTTCCGCGAAAGTCTGCACTACGCGCCCGGATGGTCAGGGTATCAGGCGCGCCCCGATGCTCAATCTCATCGACCGTGAAATTGCCCTTATTCAGAAGCGCGGAACCCTGCCACCCAAGCCACAGCGTCAGCACCGCCCCGCGCAGGGGTAACTCGACTTTGCCATCGGTGTCGTCGAGCTCAATGTCGAGCTGGTCAGCCTCAAAACCACGGTTGTCGGTCATAGTAAGAGAAATCAGCCGGTCGCTAAAATTGCTGGTAATGTCCTGGCTGTTCAGTGTCAGCATAAACGCCGGTGCAAGGCTAGTACCGGTATCAATAGTCATCCCCGTAATCATGCTGTCAGCCCCCCGAGCGCACCCTGCAGCTTATCAGTGAGATTACCGGCAGAGCCGAGAAGCTCGCTGGCCTGCTTATTCAGGTCGCCAAACATTGCCGTCAGTGATTCGTCGATCCGTTTCAGCGAAAGGGTGAAATCAATCTTTCTGGCCGCGCCGTCACTGAAAAACTCGGTATGCGTGGTCGACACCTTATCGACGATATACATTCCGAAGATATTGCCGGTTCCCTCAATAAGCGGCCATGCTCTGCCCTCGTCGGCCATCAGCTCAACAGCAAGAAGGGATATACGACCACCGGTAATAGCAGGGTAAAGCGTACCGGCAAGCTGGATCGAGTTTTCCCCCTCACCGAGAAACTGATACGCAGGCGGTTTACCGACCCGGTCATTAGACGCCCAGCGGTAATCCTTCGAGTGCTGCATCGACTGATAAGGCAGGGTGCGGCGTTCAAACACAAACATTCCAAGCGCAAGCATCATCGTTTATTCCTCTCAGTCATGACCCATACTGGCACGCTGACGCGCACGCTTTTCGCGCTCAATCTGTTCGAGCGTGTCGCGTAGCTGTCTGTCAAGCTGATGCCCCGGCGCAACACCTCCCGGCAGAGTGATGTTGTATTCGCTTTTGCTCTGGTCAATGTAAGAGCGTCCCGCCGGTGCGGTAACTGGCTGATAAGCCTGATAGCCGCCATATGTGCTGTTTGCCGGGATGTAGGAATTACCCTGCGTGGCGGCGTTGGTTTTAGCGGCAGTCTGGTCGAGGCTGTCCGATTCTTTGTTGATGATGCCGAGTTTTTCGAGAAGCCAGTCGACACCGCTGCGCAGCTTGTTAAAAACATTAAGCGGAGCCATCAAGGCAGAGGCCAGTGCCTGACCAAAAATAACGCCGACATTTTTGCAGCTATCAAGCGTCTCCTGCGTGGCCTTGACCGGTGCAATCAGGTCTTTAAACCATTGCCAGACACCGCGCAGCTTCTCACCGAGTCCGTCAAAAATGGGTGCCAATGGAGCGAACATTTCTCCGACCGGTGCAAAAGCACTCATGATGCCCTCAATCACCCCCGAGAAAAATTCGCTGATGGGCTCCCAATATTTGCGGATGAATAACGCCCCGGCCACAATCGCCGCACCGACGGCCACAATCGGCCAGGTAATCGCACCGAGCGCTGTCACAATGGCACTACCGACGACGGTAAAGACCGTACCTAGTACGCCAGCAGCGGCGATAATGGCGTTAATTCCCATGACAACCGGCCACGCAACGAGACCAATGCCGCCGATGATACCAATCAGAGTCAGTGCGCCACCGGCAATAATGCCGATAGTTGTCGCCAGACCTTTGTTTTTCTGGATCCAGCCGTCGAGCTTTAACACGTATTGTGTGGCGGTTTGGGTGAGTTTACGCAGCGAGCCCTCTTGCTGGTCAAAAAGGTCAGTACCAACTGCCTCGTAAGCAGACTGGAACTCTTTAAAGTCGCCGCCGAGGTTATCCTGCATAACCTTAACCAGTTCCTCGGTTTTGCCGTCTGACGTTTTCAGCGCGGCGGTTAGCTGGTCGAGCTTGCCGCTGGCCGCTGCAGCCATCAGCACATTAGCCGATGAACTGGCTTCCTCGCCGAATATCGTTTTCATGTACTCGGCTTGCTGCCCGGTTCCGAGATTGTTGCGCTTAAAGCTGGCCTGCATTTCTTTCAGGATGGTAAATATCGGGCGCGTATTGCCTTTGCTGTCCGAGGTTTTGACACCCAGCTCTTTGAGGGCATCCCATGCCTTGCCGGTCGGAGCCTGTAGGCGACTTAATACTGCACGGCTCCCGGTACCAGCCATTGAGCCTGTGATTTTTGCATCATGCAGAGCCCCCACCATTGCCGCGGTTTCTTCAATGCTGACACCGGCATTTTTTGCCACCGGCGCGGCATAGGTCATCGCATCACTGAGGCCATCAAAGTCGGCGGCTGTTTTGTTCATCACCGTAGACAGTACATCACCAATATGCGAAACCTTGTCATTGGAAAGCTGAAACGCAGAGCGCATCCCCATCAGTAACGCAGCGTTTTCCTCCATTGTGCGACGGTTAGCAAGCGCCATATTAAGAGTAACTGGCGTTGTTGCCTGAATCGCGGCGGCATCACCACCGCCTTTTGCGATAATAATCTGCGCACTGGCAGCATCGTCGGCAGAGGCGGCAGTATTGTCGCCGAGCTGGCGCGCCTGTTTGCGTAACGCCTGCATTTCTGGCGACTGCTTATCGACTCCGAGCACAGCCTGCAGTTCGGAATTTTTCTGCGCAAAGTCATAACCGGGCATCAGTAATTTAACCCCGGCCATCGTTCCCGCTGTCGCGATACCGACCCCGGCAGCACCGGCTGCGGCCATGTTACCAGCAAGCTCTTTACCTGATTTATATCGCTCTTTCACCCGGCTTAATTTTGCCTGCTGCGCACTAACGCGCGCCAGTGCCTCACGCTGGCGGTTAAGCTGCGCCGTCGTTTCGCTAATAGATGTTTTTAGTCGATGCTCATCGGCAGACAGGGTGCGGGTATTAATACCGGCCTGCATCAGCTCGGAGCGCTGACGCTGTACCGACGTTCTCAGGCTGTTGTATTTCGTCTGCAGCTCAGAGGCGGCACGCCTTGCTGCTTCGAGTGCCTGCGCCTGCGCGCGGGTCGGACTGGTGGTGTTTTTAAACTGCACGGCCAGCTCACCGGCTTCTCGTTTCGCCTTATCAAGCGCCTGACTGGTTACGGCTAGTTGCGCGCTTGCCTTTCGAAAGCCGTCGATTTTTGACGCCTGACCGTTCAGGTCACGCAGCCCTTTTTGTGTGTTGCGAATATCGCCCGACAGGCTTTTACTCGCGGTCTGGATGGATTTAAGCGGTCGGGTCGCCTGGTCGACCGCTTTCAGCAATACCTCAAGCCTCAGGTTATTACTCATTGTGGTTTCCGCTACGCTGCAGCGCCTTTTCGCGCCATGTGATGAGCTCGGTCAGGCTCAGGGAATAGAGCTCTGATGGCGGCCAGTGGAATATCACTGCAATATCCGCCATCAGGTCATCGGTCGACAGGTCGGGCGGGAAATCTATTCCGCCGAAGCCGGTGACAAAAAACCAATCACCTTAGCGGCCAGCGACAGCATATCGGGCAGGTTCATCGCGGTAAGCTCCTGCGCGGTTAGAGCTGGATAGGTCATGCGGGGCAGCACCTTAATCAGCGCATCGACTTCGGACTGCGCCACCGCTGCCAGACTGACGCCGCGCAGGGTACCGGCATTCGGCTCAATCAGGGTGACTTTATCAATCGTCTGACCGGCGCGCTTAATCGGCTTGTCGAGGGTCACGACGTTCGGATTTACGGTGTCAATTTCTTTGCCAGCCGTATCAACAAATTCAGGGGTTTTGCGTGGTGCTTTTGCCATGGTGTTTTTCTCTGCTCTGAACGGGGATTAATAACCGGCCAGCGGTGCTGACCGGTCAGGGGATTACAGCCCGATTGCGCGGCGGTGCTGTTCCAGACGGTCGACGCCGTTCACCTTCTCGACCATGTTGACGGTGTCGATTTCGATAACGTCGCTACCATCAATCGTGAGGCGGTAATAGGTGCAGACGGTCGACAGTTTGGTCGAGGTGTTTTCACCCTGCTTATTCTCGCCGCCGTCGATTTCTTTATGACGGCCACGCATGACCACCTCTACCGCGATGATTTCGCCTGTGTCGTCGCGCTGGTAGGATCCAGCAAAACGCAGCGGCACAGCGTCAGCACCCGGCGCGGCGTACTGCGCCCACAGCGCTACATCGGGCAGGCCACCGACAGACCATTCGAAGGTGAGCGCATCGTCGTCGAGGCCGAGATCAATCGCCGCCGCGCCATTCATACCGCCGCCGCGATAGTTTTCGAGCTTGCGGGTCAACTTCGGCAGCGTCACGGATTCAACAACGCCCATGTAGCTGAGGCCGTCGTTGAACATGTTCAGATATTTGAGTTTGCGGGGTAGTGCCATGTTTTTTCAGGCTCCTTAGCTATTGACCGATTCGGCCAGATTCACCAGATATTTATCGGTAATGCGCTGGCGCAGGGTCAGGCTTTCCAGTGGTGGAACCGGCGTATAGTCATAGTCGATATACAGTTTCCCGGCCTTGAGGGTTTCCTTATCGTTCGATTCCTCATCAAACCAGCATTCACCATCCACGATGTAGCCATTCGATTTCAGCTCGCGGAATTTGGCATTAATGCCGTCGACAATGTCACGAATAAGCGATGCGGTGATGGGCTTATCGACCGCCCACATATGCGCCTCGGCCATCGTATCGGCCAGCACTTGCGCGGTGCGGGTGTAGTTCTCAAACAGGAAAAGCGGGTCATCAGAGCAGGTGCGGTTACCCCAAAAGCGGAAACCATCTTTACGCACCAGCGTCGTGACCCCGGCCTCGTTAAGCAGGTCAGCATCGGTGCCGGATGCCTGCAAATCCCAGAAGACTGAGGCGCTGATGCCGGTGACACCCTGCACGCCGACGTTAGACAGGGTTTTGTGCCAGCCGACAGTCTGGTCGATATAGGCACGCAGGCCGAGTGCGCGCGCAGTGGCGTAGGCCGTTGCGGTGGCGTTCGCGGTGGTGTCCCACGAAAGGAAGTCAGGCCAGATAACCATCAGTTCACGCTGGCTGAAATTTTCGCGATATTCCATCGCTTCGGAAATGGTCTTACAGCCCCATGCGCTGACATAGCCAAAGGCGCGCAGGCTGATACAGACCGACGCGAGTGCGGTTGCGACTTCCTGCGTATCGAGACCCGGCACGCCGAGAATACGCGGCTTAACACCGGTGACCGCTTCGGCAGTCAACAGCGCCTTGATACCGGTGTATTTACCGTTCTCATCCGTGCCGCCGATGATGTTAGAAATGGTCTGCGCCTGAGCTGCATCCGGGTCATCGTCGACACTTTCGGCAACGCGCACGATAATGGTGACGGGTTTTGACTGGTCGGCGATAGCCTGCAGGGATGCGGCCAACGTGCCTTTTTTACCGGCTTTCGCAATGGCGCTCTGCACATTGGTAATCAGTACCGGCTCATTGAGGGGGAATGTTTCGGCATCCGCATCGCTGGCCGTACAGACCATGCCGACGATTGCGGTTACTACAGTGGAAATGACGCGGGTGCCGTCGTTAATCTCAAGCACCTGTACGCCGTGGTGAAAATCACTCATCCGGTTAACTCCGTGGTTAATGGGCGAGTGTTATTGTCCTAGCTGGTCTGGTGAGGAGCTATTTGTCGGCGATGGGTAGCGGATGACACATAAACAAATCATAAAAAAGACGGGCATCAGCCCGCCTTGCATTATTCCGGTTTGACCGGCCATTCAATATCCGGTGCCGTTGAGGTGTCGACCGCGTTCAGCGCCTGAATGTATTTCATCCACGTTATCAGGCTGGCCTTGTCATCATCGTTGATGAGGCCGAGCTGGAGCTCAGTCTGCCACAGGCTGATAGTGCTTTGGACTTTAGCCAGCAATGAGGCTTTTTTCTGTTCAGCTGCCATAATCTGACCAGCTTTTTGAGCATCCGTGTCGGTGACCCATTCGCTACCGTTCCAGCGGTCATAAGGCGTCAGCGGCGCGACAGTGGTCACACTGGCAGGGTAATCACCCAGCGCAGTAATTTCGACAGGCTGGCCGGTTTCCGTGTCATAAACCGTTTCTCCCCGATGGTCGGTAACATACTCCCACCCATCACAGCTGGCCGTGCGGCAAATGGCAAAACCGGCTTTATTATCGGGCGGCGCATCAGTGCAGGAATTAGCAGGAATCCCCACGCCCACCGTCAGAAATTCGACGGATGACGCCAGATATTCGCGGGTTTCACTGTCGTAGTTATACACCGTCATTTCACCGGCTTTCGTGGCAATGCCGTTTTTGTTCAATGTTGCTTTCGCCATCATGCCGCCCTCACGATGTAGTTAAATGCAATGTTGCGCGGTCGGGTTTCGGTAGCCGAGCGAACAACACGGGAAGAATCAAAGTTGTGATCGGTTACTGCATTACCTTGTGGGTTTTCATCCAGAGAGACACTATTCCCCGTATCACCAGTATCAAACACGCCGGTACCCTGATTGTTAGAAAAATGCACTACTCCCTTAATGGCGCCAGTCATCTTTTGAATTGCATCACTCTGGCTCGATAGAATGGCACGGCCAGAATCCACACCGCGTCCATCATCCCACCCGCGAATAAACTCACCACGCAAATCAGGCAGGGTGCCGGACGGATAAGCGACGGCCAGCTTTGGATATTTCGTCTTGTCAAAAGTCGCGCCGTTGCATTTCAGCCAGCCAGCCGGCGGCGTTGCCTGCGGCCACGGCAGCGGAAACCCGACCGGAATATATTTACCAATATCCGCCGTTTTGAGGTATTGCGCGTGTGGGTCAGAAGCGGCAAGGTGTGCGGTCAGCAGACTATCGGCATAAGCTTTCACCTCGATAACCCCATCGTCGACATACTGGCGCGTTGCCAGCACGACCGACGGGTCGATTTTCAGGGTAATGGCCGACGTGCTCGACACAATCAGGATCATGCGAATGGTCTGCGTGCGTCCGCTTCCCTCCTGCAGCTGCGGTTTGTAGGTTTCCGGGCAGTTCGCCACGGCAATCAAAATGCCGTCTTCGTCATAGAGACCAATCTCGCGGATCCAGAAACCGCCCTCATTCTCGGGGATAATCTGCTCCGCGATAATCTGGCTGGCGTTGGCCGGGTCAATGGTCAGCATGTTCAGCGGCGCGATACGCTTCTGGTTAATGAGCGTCGTCTGCGCGGGGTCAGGGGTCGGCAGCGTACCGTTTGCATCACCGACGCCCATCTGCGTCAGGTTGAGTCTGGTACCGAGTGCCGCCGCGTTCGCCAGCCGCGCCGCACCCTGATTGGTCAGAATGGCTAAATATTTTGCGGTCATGCGTTCACTCTCAGGTTATCAATCAAATGGATGGCCGAGGCCGGATAATATTCACCGCCGACAATAATTTCCTCGGGGGTGTAGGGGTAAACAGTCAGCGCGTCGCCGTGGTAGCATCCCGCGCCGACATAGAGCTCATCGGTCGCGCTCAGGCTGATAGCCAGCCCGGTCAGGTGGCGGCTTGCCGGTTTCGCGTCTTCAATCAGGCGCTCAAGTTCCTGGTACATTTCATCCGTGATGCCGCTGTCGAGCACACCGACAACGAGGCGGAATGTGCCTGGCTCCTCATCGAGCTGCCACCACTCGCGCACCTCAATCAGATAGCCGAGCGGCTCAACCACCCGACGCAATGCGCTGATGGTGCCTTTGTGCTGATGGACGAAAAACGAGGACGCACACACGCTGCGCTTTGTCGCCTCCGGCCATCCCTCATCCCACCTGTCGACTGACAGCGCCCACGCCAGATAGGGCAGCAGGTTTAACGGGCAGTCGCGCCAGTTCCACAGGGTGCGCAGCGGTACCGGCACGCGCTTAATCTCAGCGAGCGCGGCAGCGGCGGCGACTTCAAGCTGTGATGAGCCAACGGGTAAAAGCCGGTCACTCATCCGAGCCCCCGATCGTTATCTGGTACTCGGTGCAGTTCGACGCCTGCGACTTACTCAGCACAATGTCGGCCTGCGGTGATGCCAGCTCAACACGCTGCACACCTTCAACATGCAGCGCCGCATAAATGGCCGACAGGCGGATGTCACGCCCGAGACGGTGCTGCGCACTGATATAGCTCTGCAGCTTCTGCTCTGACGCCTGCCTGATGGGTTCAGATTCGGGGCCGGGATAAACGTAGAGCGTCGCGTCAATCTGGTACGGCACAATCTCTGCTGACTGAACGGTCACCCGGTCGGCCACCGGGCGCACATCTTCGGCATTGAGGGCTTTATCAACTATCGCCAGCAGCTCAGGACTGGCAGTGCCGTCACCCTCGCGGGATAACACGGTAATCGTCACGCAGGCTGGCGACGGGCTTTCGACCGAGACGTCAGCGACCCGCCCGTCAGCGCTGCGGCCGTGATACTCATACGCACCGACCGGCCCCGCCACGCTCAACCCCTCAAACGCCTGTTGCGCGCGCAGGCGCAGGTCGGTGTCTGACTCCATAACCGCAGGGGTCGGCGGAATGGTGGTGGTGTCCTCCGGGGTGATGGTCAGGCGTTCGGTATTGTTGTTTCCGACCACGACGTCGAGGTCATTACCGGCGGAATACGCCAGCGTCACCGCCAGTGCTGCCTCGTTCACCCGCTGACGCCAGATAACTTCGCGGTACGCGTTTTCCTGCAGCAGCTTAACAATCGGCTCTGACTCAAGCGCAAGCGTCCGGGTAATGGCCTCCTGCTGGTCTTCGGGATAAAGCGAAATCAGCGTCGCTTTGCGCTCCGCAAGGATGGTTTCATAGTCCAGTTCCTCAACCACGTCGGGAACGGGTAACTGACTCAGGTCAACGGTTGCCATAGTGATTTAACTCAGTGAAACAGTGGTTGAAACTGACGCACCGTTATCGGTACGCATCCCGGTAATATCGACATACATTTCGCCAGCGTCGCCGGTCTCAAAGCTGATGGCGGTAAGTCTGATGCGCGGCTCCCACCTCTGGATCGCCGAATAGCACGCCACCATAATTTGCAGCCTGAGCGCTGGGTTTTGCGGCATATCAATCAGCGCCGATAGAAGCGAGCCGTATTCACGACGCATCACCCGCGAGCCGACCGGTGTCAGCAGAATGTCGCGCATGCTCTGGCTAATATGCTCGGTGTCGCTGATGCCGAGGCCGGTATTTCGGTTCATACCCTGATAGCGCACTGTCATATCGGCGCACCCGTTGTCCCGCCGCTGTCGCCGGGGTGTTTATGGGTGTGGAGCACCTTGCCATTAGACGACAG